GCAACTGTCCTAGATAACAGGATCAAAATTGAATTCCCTTTTAATCCTGAAACCTTGGATATCGTGAAAAGCATCCCAGGAAGAAGATTCAACGGTGACGCCTATCCGAAACACTGGACAGCGCCTATTTCAATAGATGCTGTCAAGATTCTTAGCAAAAATGGATTCACTTTAGATCCTCAACTAGAAGTCCTTTTAGAACAAAACCAAATCACAGTTGAAGAAGTAAAGGAAATCAAGATCCCAGGGCTGAAACTAGACTTATTCCCCTATCAAAAGAAAGGAGTTGCTTTCATCGAAGCCAAAGGCGGCAGAGCTTTACTGGCAGACGAAATGGGGCTTGGGAAAACTATTCAAGGGCTTGCCTGGCTTCAACTTCATCCCGAAAAGCGCCCCGCAATTATCCTTTGTCCTTCCCACCTGAAACTGAACTGGGCGAAAGAAGCCAAAGCCGTATTATCAGGAAAGCCTGAAATCCAAATCCTTCAAGGGACAAAGCCTTACGAAATCACTGGGGAAATCATTATCATCAATTACGATATACTCAGTAAGTGGGTAGATACTTTAAAAACCATTCAGGCTCAAGTGCTTATTTTTGATGAAGCCCATTATATCAAATCTAATTCAGCCCAAAGAACCAAAGCAACCAAATCCTTAGCAAAAGGAATTCCCCACGTAATAGCCTTGACAGGAACTCCGATTGTGAACAGGCCAATAGAAGGATTCAACATTGCTCAAGTAATCAACAATAAACTGTTCCCAAATTTTATGGACTACGCAAGGAAATACTGCGGAGCGCATCATAACGGTTTTGGATGGGATTTCACGGGAGCTACCAACAAAGAAGAATTGCATAAGAAATTGGTGGAGTCCATTATGATCCGGCGGAAGAAAGCCGATGTGCTTCCGGATCTGCCGAGCAAACTTTACTCCTACACCCCAATCAAACTGGACAACGAAAAAGAATACAGAAAAGTTGAAGCGGACTTCATCCGATTCGTCAAAGAAACCAAAGGAAAGGAAGCGGCTATCAAAGCCAGCAGAGCGGAACACCTGGCGAAGATCGAAGCCCTGAAACAACTTTCTATCCAAGGGAAAATGAAACAGGCAACTCAATGGATTAGAGACTTCCTCGATGCCAATGGAAACAAATTGGTAGTATTCGCCGTACACAAAACCACGGTTGACCACCTGATGGAAGAATTCAAAGGGGAAGCGGTTAAAATTGACGGATCAGTTTCCGCAACAAAACGGAACGAAGCCGTTGAAGAATTCCAAAACAACCCCAAAGTTAAATTATTTGTAGGGAATATCCAGGCCGCTGGAACTGGATTAACTTTAACTGCGGCATCCTCAGTGGCGTTCCTAGAACTTCCCTGGACTCCCGGCGAATTAGTACAGGCAGAAGATCGGTGCCACAGAATCGGCCAAAAGAATACGGTTAATGTGTATTACTTGCTGGCGGCGGATAGCATCGAAGAAAAGATTGCGGAGATCTTAGATGAAAAGAGATCCGTATTAGATGCAATAATTGACGGAAAAGATCAACAAGATATCGGGACTTTAACGAAGTTGATGGAATCTTATGAGAAAGGAGGAAAATAAGATGAAATGTAATTTCTGCAAAGGAGAAGCCGAATACGACGGAAAAACAATTTACGGACCATGGGCGTTTATGTGTAAAAGTTGTTTTGCACAAGTTGGGACAGGATTAGGATTAGGCAAGGGGCAAAAACTGAAAACAGAGCCAACAACTAAAAAGGGGAGAGGGATCAATGATGCAAATAGAAAACAATCTTAACCTGATTAGAAAGATAACTTGGGGATTCGTCCGGGATACAGGATTTGAATTCGATGATCTATTCTCGGAAGCATGCGTGGCCTGTCTTGAAGCTCAGCACAAATATAATCCCGAAAAAGGCAAGGAAACCACTTTCATCTTTCATATAGTAACAAATCACCTCCGGATCCTAACCAATCAGGAATCGCTCAGGGGAGCCAAAGAACAAAAATACATTCGGGACTACTACCCAAGCCCGGAGGAGGAACTGCTAGCAAAGGAAGAATGGGAAGGGATCTTGCGGAGTCTATCCCCAAAATCCAAAGAAATCTATTCCCTGCTAATTAACGAAAACAAACCGTATCTTCCGATTGATAAACCAAAATTATGCAGAGGAGCAATAAAAGAAGAACTTCGAAAACGAGGTTGGAGCTGGACGGAGATCTGGAACAGCTTCAGGGAAATCAAAGAGGTCTTAGCCCAAGCATAACTCAAATAAATAATATTTGTATAATAGGGAAGGAGGGGAAATAGGTGGATATTCAAAGGCTCCTGCAAGATCATAATATCAACTTTGTACTAGAAGGAAATAAGCACTGTACGGAAGGCTGGGTTAATGTCCACTGTCCCTTCTGCCCTGGCTCCAAAGATTATCACCTAGGAATACATGAAGATGGAAAAGGAGCCCATTGCTGGCGGTGTGGAAGTCATCCTGTAATTAAGACGTTAGGCCAGTTATTAAACCTTCCAGAATCAAGAATCAGGGCACTCCTTCAAAAGTATAAAATCCGAATACATAAGCGAAAAGATGAGCCAAAAATATCCATCTTTCCGTTAAGGTTCCCCAAACCAAATTCCCAACTCACTGAACCATATAAAAGGTATCTAGTGAAAAGGGGATTTGATCCGGATAAACTGGAGCAGGAATGGGGGTTAAAACAAACTGGACCGGTGAGCCTGTTGGATGATATCTCATATAGCCACAGAATCCTGATCCCGATTTACTGGGATGGAGAGCTGGTCAGCTTCCAGGCTAGGGACATTACAGATAGGAGTCTGTTAAAGTATATGGCCTGTCCAAAGCGAAGGGAAAAAATCCACCATAAAAACATTCTATACGGCAAGCAAGAAAAATGGAGGGAGTTCAAAAGACTCATCGTGGTAGAAGGGGTTACAGATGTCTGGAGGCTTGGGCCATCTTCTGCAGCTACTTTAGGAATCGAATTCAAAATGGAGCAAGTGATGCGATTATCCCAAGCACATGAGCAATTCGTGATATTATTCGATGAAGAGCCGCAGGCGCAAAAACAGGCGAATATCTTGGCGGTTAAGCTGAAAACCTTGGGAAAGCAGGTGACAGTTAAAAAGATCGAAGGAGATCCCGGAGGAATGAATCAGGCGGATGCGGATCTTCTGGTAGAGGAATTACAAGGAGGGTAATTTAGTTGAATGACCAAACAGTCAAAGCAGATAAAGGGAAACCAAGATTGTCCTTGGTTCCGTCAGAAATAATCAGATGTATTGCCCGAATCCGGGAATATGGGCACGAGAAATACGGGGAACAGGCCGATCATTGGGATGATGTAGAATTGGAAAGGTATCAGGATGCGGCGTATCGCCATTTATTAAATTACATCGACAATCCCAAAGAAATTGACGCAGAAAGTGGCCTGCCTCATCTGTGGCATCTGGCCTGTAATGTCGCATTTTTATGCGAATTAGAAAAAAGAAAGGATGACGAAAATGGAAAACCTGAAGCAAATTAGAAAGTCATTAGGGCTTTCTCAGATGGATCTAGCGCAAAAGGTTGGGGTGTCCTTGTTAACGATCCAACTTTGGGAGAGGGGAGTTTCCCAGCCGAATGAAACAAACAAGGAGGAATTAGAACGGGTAATCGCGGAACTGCAACAACAGCAAAAGGATGATCAATGATGAAAAGAAAAGTAAGACCGTTGAAAAGAAACCAACAAATCATTATTGACCTTCCGGACGCAATTAATTGCTCCCCAAGTGACAACTTTACCCAGATACCAAATAAAATACTAAGAAACCCTGAACTAACAGCAAAAGCTAAGGGGATCTTATGCCTACTACTATCTAATCAAGATGGATGGAAAAGTCACATCACAACCATCTGTAATATGATGGCGGACGGAAAAACCGCTATTGATTCAGGACTAAAAGAATTGGAAAAATACGGCTATCTCAGAAGACTAGCATACAGGGACAAAAATACCAAGATTAGGCGGGGAACTATTTGGTGCTATGCGAATGATCCTGAAAAATTTGAACCAGATAAAATCTTTGAATTACTGGATTATCATGGACTTGAATTGGTATATCCCATAACCCTAAAAGCCATAACTGGAAAACCCAGAAGTGGGTTTTCTAGTTATGGAAAACCAGCTCCTAATAATACTAAAGATAAAAATACTAAAGATAATAATATATCTTTCTCTCACCCTTCGGGTAAGAAAAAGATTTTATCTGACTCGGAAAATGAAACAAACAATTTTGGTTCCTCCATTGAAGAAAATCCAGGTTCATCCCTAAAAGAAATAAATATTCCTTTCCTTCCATTAGCAAGCAAGTTAGCCGGTATAATTCAAACTAATAAAAATATTAAAATCACTCCATCTAAACTTGCTGGCTGGGCAGCGGATATCGGAAAGCTGTCCAGGATCGAAGGCGTTGCGCTTGAGCGCATTGAATCCGCCTTGGATTGGTATGCCGATAATATTGGCGGTCAATATATTCCGGTTATTGAATCAGGCGGATCTTTACGCAATAAATTCATTAAACTGGAAGACGCCATGAAACGGGCTGGGATATCGGGAACCAGCCAAAAGAACCGGCAGGGAGGGGAAAGCCCGAAACGGCTCATTAAAGAGCATTTTAATGGCTTAGCCCCGGCATTTGAAAAGGATTGCTACCTCCCGGCAAAAGAATTGATCCCCGGATTAAAAGGGCGGGGGGAAAGGGCTAAGCTCACTCAAAACCTGATAGAATTGTATAATAAGATTGAGGACGCCCAGGAAAGGCATATACCAAAAGAATCCCAGCATCTGTTCCCTGGAGCCATGACGATCATTAATTTATACATCGATTGGATAGGGAGTAGCTCCTGGATAAAGGATAAGTCAATTAATCTGTTTAACATGGATCACTTATTATTTAACAAATTCCGGAGGGAAGAAGCCCGTAAAGATAATTTGGAAAGAGATCCAGTGACGGGAAAATCTTACATGGAAGGGTAGGGGGTGGATAAATGAAGCATGAACAAGAATTCCTGGAACGGAGAATCATAACAGGGCTAATCGTCAGCAAGGATTATTTGGATAGAGTGCAGAAGTTCTGGGACCCCACCCTGCTTGAATCCCCGGAGTTAAAAATAATTGCAGATTGGTGCATGGATTATTACAATAAATATGGGCGTGCTCCAGATACAAACATCCAGTCTATTTATATGGAATCATTAAAAAAGATGAATATCTCCAAAGCAGAAGGTCAATATATAGAGGATCTATTGGATAGCCTGAGTGATGAATACGGCAGGGATACCCAGTTTAATTCCGCCTATCTCTACGATCAAACCGTTAAATATTTCAAGACCAGGGAATTAGAACGATACAAC